GAACTCAATTGAGTTCTTTTATTTTTATTTTTATTTTTTACAAGTATTTTTTAAATTATAAATAACTGCTTCGATTTGATTAGACAACCAAGATGTAATATCACCATAGTTATTCATAATAAATTCTTTTAATTCAGGAGTTAATTGATAATTAATAATTTCGAGTGCTTTGTCTTTGGCAAGTTTTTGTTGTTCTAGATCAAATTTACCTTCATTTTTTAATACTTCTACAAATTGTTGGTAAATTTGCATAACTGCATCTGTAATAATCTTCATAATACGATTAATAAATTCTGCAGCTTTTTGATCTTTAATCTTAGAATTAATTCATTTTTGTAACATTGCAACTCCTCATGAAGCAAGCCCTGTTACAACAACACCGAGAGCACTTAATAAAATGTTTAATACTTCTTGTGGCATAACTATTCTCCTTTATGTTTTTTAAATTCTTCTTTATTAGGTATTTCTTCAAATCATTTACTAACTTCGTTTTGAATGAAGGAATTTCCACCTAATTTAGTATAAGCATGATACATATCGCAAAAGTTTTCTGCATCATATCTTGTCTTATAACCTCTTGCTGCACAATCGTAATAGGTTCTCAATAAATCATTACGTAAACCAGCTTGTGTGCCTTCACAATCTATTGCCAACATTTCTTCTACTTTAGCTAAACGTTCTGCAAGAGGAGCCATTTCTTCTCGAATAACTTCTCTCATTTCTTCTTGTTTAATTCTTTTAGCATTAGCTTTTGCTTGTTCTGTTTGAGCAGCTTTCTTATCATGTCTGTCTTTTCAGAACATTGTGAATAGAGTACCGACTCCGAGTAAACCAAGCGCAGAAATGATAAGTGATATAACTTTAATTACGCTATCCATTTTCTACCTCCGGAGATATATACTCCAGCATCTATTGTATTATATGGTGGAGTTGATAAGAAATCAATATTTGGCAGAAGGAAGAAGATTTATTATAATATTAAAGATAAAGGAGAAACTTTATTTATGGAAATTGAAAAATTTAGAGAATCTATGAAGAATCTTTCATTAGAAGATTTAGAAAAAGAAGCTGGAAAAATTCGTGATCAAATTAGTAAAATGATTCTTGATAGCGATTTAATTATTAAAGCCGCAATAGTTGATAGTCTTATTAATGAAAAGAAAGAGATGGACGCCTAATGGGACGTCTATCAATAGATGCAATTAAACAAGAGATAGAAGCTAAAGGTTTCAAACCTATAGATGCAAGTGATTACACTAATATGAATAGTGTAATTAAAGTACAATGTTCAAAAGGACATATAAGTGAAACAACTTTGGCTGATTTTCGTTTACCGAGTTTTACTTGTCCACAATGCGATTCAGCGATTAAATTCGTCAATCCAACAGTAGTTCCGCAAAAGAGTGGTTATAGGGTTATTGCGTTTGATCAAGCTACTGAACATTTCGGATTAAGCATTTATGATAATGGAAATTTAGTATTTTTTAATTTATATACTTTTACTGGAAACGTTAATGCGAGACTTGCACAAATCAAGAGTTTCGTAGAAAATATAGTTATAAAAGAATGAAAACCAGATTATATTGTTTGTGAAGACATACAATATCAATATGGTGCAGTAGTAACATTTAAGATTCTTGCGATGCTATTAGGAATTATTGAAGTTGTTTGCTTTGAGAATAAAATTCCTTATGAAGTAGTAAGTCCTAACGTTTGAAGAAAATACGCGGGAACTTGCGGTAAAACAAGAACACAAGAAAAACAATTAAGTGTTATTATGGTTAAAGAAAAATATGGCGTTCGTGTTAATGATGATGTCGCTGAAGCGATTCTTATTGGACGATACGGCGCACAAATGCATAAAGAAGCGATTCCAATGGCATTTGGAAGATAATAAAAAGAGACTAATTAAGTCTCTTTTTTAATTCCTCAATTTCTTTTTGTTGCTCTTTAATTGCTTGCCATAAGATATAAACTAATTTAGATTCATGAATAGACATATAGTCCATATCTTCGCCAGTAGCATTTTCATTATCTACAAGTTTGAAACCTTCAATATTTATATTTTGAACGTCTTGTGCAATAATACCAATTGATGGTGTATTTGTATCTTTATAAGTAAAGCTATAAAGATTTGTATGATTAATTAAATCTAATGCTTTAAAATTTAATATTTTAAGATTGTCTTTAGCACGTCTATCAGATTTAGCATTAAAATAATTTGCTTCGCATTTACCGCCTGCTTCAATGTCACCTCCAACAGTAATATGTCCTGTTGTATGAAAGTGACCGTCAGATGTAAATTCGAATGGATTTAGATCAGTATCGTTAAAGTTGAAACCTAAAACTCCACTCTCAGTGTATAAATGTAGTCTTACCTGATTATTATTATAATCCGATTGTTGTAAAGTAAAAGATGGATCTGTATTTCTGATACTAAAAACATCATTAAAAAATCTTGCTTTTCTCTCACAGTGTAAAGAATTGTTTTCAACTGTGTTTGTAGAATCAGAACTTCTTATAATTAAAGAACTAAGAAACGTAAAAGCGGTATCAATATGTTGTTGTAATGCTGATTGAGTAATAATATGTCCAGCATCAAAATCAGAAGTAGTACCACCACTTGGGTTATTTATTAAAGTATAAAATATCGATGGCATGCATTCAAATGTATTGCCAGCTATAAAATGTTTGAAATTAATAAAAGTATATAGCGGCTTCTTGTCCGAAGCTGCTTGAGTATCTTCATTAAAACCTTTAATATATTTTCAATTAATCATATTTATACCTCACTAATAATATATTCTTTTTCTTTTGTAAGCGCCAATTTGATTTTAAACCGCGCGGCTTATTTATAAGCCAAGATTAAATTAATCCTGGCTTATTTAATAAGTTTTACTAATTTTTGAACAAGTTTATCTTGATATTTTATTGCATTAACTGTCAAACTAATATCAACAGGACTTCTTAGGGTGTAACTAATGTCTGTAATAAATAAATATTCAGACAAACTATCAAAGATTTGATCATATTCATTATAATAATCTTGAGCGTTAACTCTAATGCCATCACCAACTTTTATCTCTTGTCCATTATAACCAGACAATGAAGCAACATCAATAATACTTAATGAATAGTTTGCTTCTGGTTTTGCATAATCTTTAAATGCATATCGTGCTAATTTAAGCAATTCAGTTGATGTTGTTGCTGTTTCACTCTTATAAGTTCCTTCAAGCAATAAGTAACCATAAGTTGCATATAATTTAGACCAAATGACATCATGTGCTGTCTTAGCTTCTCAATATTCAGTAATTGGGAAATTATCATAAGATTTTTTGAGCCTGTTAAGTCCCATTACATAGATACCACTAAATTCTGCAAATTGACATCTTGTTGCATTATAAACAAATTGATCTCATTTCATACCACTTGATTCGTCAGTCACGTAATAATATGAAGTTTTCCCTATTCTAGTAATTCTTCAATCATTTTGATCTTCATTGATAATGCTGAATAAATGTTTTAATGCAGGATTTTCTTCAATGCTCTTTAATAAATTTGTTTGAGAATATTTGTCATCTTCATTATAAAGATATTTATTTTCTCTGTTTAGTGCCTCATAATTGTTAACTGAATATGAATCTTTGTGTGTAAAATGATATTTTGGTAAACGAGTTTTTCCATCATCTGAATATATAACAACAGAAGGAAGATATTCATTAGATAATGCAGCTTCACCGTTTTCATTAATGTTAAATATACTTGAACTAAAATAATTTGTAGTTTGATTATCAGTAGGAGTTCAAGCTTCTGGTAACATATATTCACAATATTTTGAAGCAGTGTAAGCTATCATTCAATATTCTGTTAATTGTGTTTGTACCGCGGCTGCATATTGATATAATGTAGGCACATCCAATCTATCTTTATATTTATATCAGAATGTGCCATTACTTAATCCTGCAATTGGCTCTGTATGAACCAATTCACGACATGTATTAAATAATATTTCTTTTTCACGTTTAATACTGTTTTGATAAATACAAGCTTTTAAGACATTAATAGTTCCAACACTTTCTGTAAAAATGAAATTAAATAAGCAGTCTTTAGGACTATAGTCTCTATATTCACCATCTTCTTGTATTATTAAATTATCTTTATCAAAATAATTATAATTTTCTGGAACTTCTTCTAAAACTATATAGCTACCCTTTTTTACAAAAGAAATTTGATCAAATTTAATTATTCCTGTTTCAGTAGATTCGATATTTAATAATTTCCCATTAAAAGTATATCATTGATTATTCTCTAAAATAATTGAACTACCTGAGTATTGATTATTATCATCAAAAATAATATC